ATGGAAACCAAGTCTTCGCCATAGAAGCGACCCAAGAGCTGCTCACGCTGCTGCAGCAGGCGCTGCTCTTGCTGAACCTGGCGCTCCAGGAGCTTGAGTTGCCCATCGAGCTGCTTCTTGAGCAATTCAGTGTCGCCGCCCAGGTTCAGGTTCGGCGGTGTAAGGCGTGGAGGCGCGACCCCTGCGTTGTAGGCTTCTTCGAGCTGCTTTTTGAGCCGATCTGAGAACAGGGGGCGGTTCCAGATCTCCTGCATGTCCTTGACCCACAGGTCACCGACACCCTTGATCTGGGAAAGCCCCGCCTGCGCGGTCTGCAGGCCTTTGGTGAACTCCCCCGAAAGCGCCTGCCCCGCGCCCGTGGCAACGTCGATGAGCCCCATAAACTGGGCTGCCGCAGCCGCAATGGTCTTGCCGACGATGTTGAGGATGTCGGGGACGATACTGGCGACATCGATGAAGTACGCCACGCCGATGGCTGCACTCTCAGCCCAGCCTCGGATCGATCCGTCTTTGGCCAAACCGTCGACCGAGGCCCTCAAGCCATCGTTGGCGTTCTGGCTGTCAAGAATGGCCTTGGTGAAGGCGTTGAGTACGGGCACCAACTCAAGCCCGATCTTCTTGAAGATGGCATCTGTGGAAGCCTTCAGCCGAACGAGGTTCTTCTCGTACTCATCGGCCATCTGCGCCTGCTCGCCGGTGACCTTGACCTGGAGGTCTCCCACCTCGGCCAGATCTTTCATCACGGGCAGTAGGTTGGCGCCGGATTTGCCCAGTAATTCCTGCGCCAGCGCGGTCTTGCTGGCCCCGTCCTGGTACTTGGCCAATTCCGTGGCCAGGCGGATGAAGACTTCGTCCGGGCGCTTGGAGGCCAGATCCTTGGTGCTGATCCCCACGGCAGCAAAAGCTGCCGAGGTCTTGGTGCCGCCTTGTTGGGCGTCGACCATGGCGCGCGAGAGCTTTTGCAGGCCGCCTGCGAGTTGCTCGGTGTCTGTGCCGGAGAGCTTGGCCACGCCCGCCAAAGCCGAGAGGTTCTCGACCGTCGCGCCGGTTCGCTCAGACAGTTGCTGAAGGCCGGCAGCGGAACGGATGACGGAGTCGATCTTGCCCGCCAGCGCATCAAAGCTGGCAAAGGAGGCCAACCCCACCCCGAAGGTGGCCAGGGCGTTCTTGACGATGCCAAACTGCGCGTCGATCCGCCGCGCTGTGTTCTGAGCGATCTGCTCGGCGCGGCCGAGGTCGCTTTGAAACTTCGCAACGTTGGCGGTGAGCTCGACAACGAGTGTGCCAAGAGACATGTCAGGGCTACTTCACGCCAAAGATGGCCTGGCGAATCAGGACAGACTGCGCCACGGGGTCAGACAACAGCACAGCAGGGGGCTTGCCAGTGCGCTCGCTTTGCGCAAACAGCATGAAGTCGCTGGCCCGGACCGGGGACTTCGGTGGGCTCGTGCTGTGGTTGACCACAGCACTGCAGATGAGCCCTGTGCGCAGGTCCTCGCGCTGAGGGCCAAAGGGCTCGATCTGGTCGTAGGCCAACCACTCGGTGAGCTCAGCGCTGCTGATCGTCTCGAGCAATTGGCCCACGGTGGTGCCCAGCGCCAGCGCTAGCCGGAAATAGAACCGACGACCGGGCCGGGCTCGGAGTTTTTTAGGGCCTCCTCCACCGAGTCTGTTGCCATCCCGTTCAAGCGCTGCGCGACCGTGAAGACGCGGTCAAGTGCTACGGCGTTCTTGCGGCCGAGCGCCACCACGTCGCTGGCGGTGAAGATCTGGCGATCCTGTTCGTCCACGATAGTGGCCGCAAGGAGCTTGGCGCGCAGGTTGACCATATCGGGCAGGTGCTTGCCATCGACTTGGCGCACCAGCGAGGCCTCAAAGGTGTCACGCTCTGCGCCGGTGAGTGAGCGCATGCGCACGCTGCCGCCCCATTCGGGTACGGCCACCGTCTGGATGCGCATGTCATGGCTGTCCAGGATCTCGGACTTGGAGAGGATCTTGTCCATTGACTGACTCCTTTAGGTCCAGGACACCGGGCCCGTGATGCGCATATCCACGGTGCCGCGCACGACTTGGTCCACACCACCCTGGATGGGGACCTTCATCACGTAGCCGTTGAAGGTGGCGGTATGGGTGTCGGGCAGTACCAGCTTGAAGGCGCTCTGCGCCTGGTTCAACTGGCGGGCGAGCAAGGCCACGTGGCTCGGGTCCCCGTGGTCCCAGTCGATCTCAAAGGAGATCTGGCCAAAGCGCGGGATGCCAGGGCGAATTTCTTCAGCGGTGGAGCTCAGATTGGTGACGTCAATGATGTTGGCTGCGCCGTCAAAGCCGGTGAAGCTGCGTACGTTGACGATCGGGGTCCACGCCACCGGCGTGGCCGTGCCACCAGAGGTGTAGGCAGAGCCGCCGGTGGTGTCGAGGTTGATCGCAAAAGTGTTGGTGGTCTTGTTGGTGATGATCCAGCTACCGTTGACGGCGGTGGCGCCGCCCACACTGGCAATCGTGATCACATCACCCACTGAGAAGCCGTGGCCGGTGGCGGTGATGATGGTGGGGTTGCCCAGCGTGACGCCGCTGATGGTCTTGGCCGATCCGGAGCCGGTGGCCAGCGACAGGACTGAGCCTTGTGAGGAAATGGCGGTGGAAGTCATGATTAATCCGTTGAGTTGACGAAAGAAAGCCACCTGGGCCGAAGCACAGGTGGCGCGGGGATGAGAAAGGGAGTGGAAAAGAGGGAACGGAAGAGAGGGAACGGGCGTACTGGGCGTCAGGCGCTCAGCGCGACCAGATCGAGTAGTCCAGGCTTACGCGGTGCAGTCGCGCTTCAGCCTCATAGAAGTCCTGGTCCGAGATCTGCAGGTTGGTAAAGCTAGCCGTCGACATCGCAGAGCGCACCGCCGCAGCCACTTGCTGCGCGCTGGCATAGGACTTGGCATATACATCGATCTGCACCCGTGTGTTCTGCAGGTCGGTTGCGCCTTGCAGGGTGTTGTGGGTGACGCTGACAACACGCTGGTAGACGATGTAAGGCGGAACTGTGTCCTGCGCGGCCAGGTTAGGAAAGCTCTTGCCCGCCACCAGCGGTGCCAGCACCGCCTGCAACTGCTCTTGAATCACCCGGTGGCTCCGGGCAGCGTCCGCACCTCCTGCTTGATACGCTCGGCCAGCACCCTGGCGATCTCCTGCACCGCCGCTTCCTTTTGCGTCTCGAAGGCCTGACGCATGAAGGGGCGCGCACTCATCTTGACGGTGCCGAACTCCACCCAGCGCCAGTAGTAAGCATCCTGTGAGCGGTTGCCCTTCTTGCCCTGGTTGCGGTACTTTTTGCCATGGCGAACGGCCACGACATAGGTCTGGCTGGTCAAGCTCGAACGCTTGCGGTCGTGCTGGATGATGATGGACCGGCGCAGCGTTCCCGGCAGCGGACCGCCTGGCTCAGGCGGGGTGGTGGAGACCGGCGCGCGAGTCTTGGCCTCTTCGCGGATCACCACGGCCCCTCGGGCCACACTTTGCCGCAATGCGTTGCGGGCAATGCGGTCAGGAAGTTCCTTGAGTGCCGCCGACAGGGCCGACAGTCCCTTGACGTGTTGCAGCTCCATTGATCCTCGCTCCCGGTCTATTGACCATCGTTGAGGCCTTCACTGGCCAGAAGATGAATCCGCACATTGGCCTCGTCCTCATTGAGTGAGGCCTGGATGTTGAAAATTCGGTTCTTGTAGAGCGCCCTTAGTCTTGCCGCCACGCGGGTGTCAGTAAAAGCGCCCTGGTAGCGGATCGTGATCCGGTGCGTGACCTCGGAGGAAATCTTCTGTGCGAGCTCGAGCTCTCGCCCAGACAGCGACTCGATACCGGCCCACACCGTCATGAGGGTCTGCCAACCTTGTCCAGGCTCACCGAAGCTGTCCTGCGAGGTGCTTCGCTGCTGCAGCGTGATGCGGCGATTGAGCTCGCCGCTGCGCTGTAGCGTCATGCCACCACCATCCGATAGGGATCCAGCAAGCCGTCGATGAACGGCAGCGGATCGATCTTGCCTCGGCTCATCGCGGCCACTTCCTCCCGGTTTTGATACAGGCTGCCCATGCGGATCAGCATCCATCGCTTGATGCCTTCCGGTACAGCGCTGGCATTCCCGTACCCCGCATCGAAAGTGACCGAAACGGCCGCGATCTGCGGCAGGGTGATCGGCCAGATCTGTCCAAACACCGGCGTGATACGCGCGGGCTCACAGGCTAGATCAGCGGCGTAGTTAGCAGCCGGCATCGTGCGCAGCACGCTGCCCATGTCCAGGTAGTCGATCGAGACGATCGATTGAACCGGCGCCTTCGGGATCAGGATGGCGTGCCCGGGCAGCGTGAACGGCCGTCCAGCGGGCACCCCCATCAGGCTCGGGCCGGGGAACGCGTCGAGCACGTACTTCCAGCGCGCAGTGACCAGTTGGCGCCCCGTGATGGTCTCAGCCGCCTGGCGCGCTGCCGAGATGAGTGCCGATATCAAGACATCGTCATCGCTGAAATCCACCCGCAGATGGAGCTTGGCCTGCTCAAGCGACACAGGCTCCTCGGCGGGCGGAATCAGCAACTGCAGCGGCATGGTTCAGATGATCTGGACCACTGCAGCTTGATTGAAGGCATCAGCCGAGGCATAGCGTGAATTGACACCCAGCAACTGCGCGCCGGCCACACTCGCGGCTGTGCCCACCGTCAGCGACAGCCGCACAAAGGCAAAGCCGTTGGCCACGTCTAGCTCGTCGGGTCGAAGGTTGATCAGTGCCTGTTTGTTGTCACCGGTTGCCTTGACGATTTGGGCGATCGCCTTGCCGCTGACGTCTTTGGCGCCGGCTCCAGTGCTGTCAGAAGCCTGCTGCAGCTTGGCGTCCAAGGTGGCGGATGTGCCAAGCGCACCGGTCTGGATCACCGCCAGCAGGTTGTGATGGTTGCCCGCCGATACCCAGCCGGTGGTGACGGTGCCGGCTGAGATACTGGCCGGATCGATGGTGGCAAGAATGGACAGCAGTTCACTGCCCTTGGCGTTGGGAAACATGGTGTTCTCCTAGAAATGAGGGAATCAACGGGCGCCGAGCTGCACAAAGGGCGACAGCGTCGTGGCGCCCTTGGCCGGGCTGATGGGGGCGGCGATCTTGGACTGCCCATCCATGCGGAAGGTGGTCCTGAAAGCCGTCAGATCGGCGTCGAAGTACAGGTGCATCGAGGTGGCGGTCTGCAGGCCGCCGGCCTTGGTGATGGTCTGGTAGTAAGACAGGTCAGCCAGCAGCACATCGCCTTGTGAGCTGAAGGTGTTGGCGTGCTGAGATACAAACACCGGGCGCCCCAGGAGCGTCCCGTACGGTGAGGCCTGCATCCCACTGGGGGTGCCACCAATAGGCAGATAGATCGGGTAGTTGCCCAGCGTCAGCGTGAAGAGGGCGGGCAGCACATCGTTGTTGACGATCCAAACCGCCCGCGAAAACGAACCCGGCGGCAGCCTTGCGATCATCTTGGCCAGGTTCTGGGGCTGCAGGGTCTGTGTGGCCTGGCCCGACTCCTTGGCTACCGTCACGGTGGTGGTGGCGTTCATGCATCCCACCGGCACGCCCGAGCCAGAGCCAAACAAGATGGACTCGTTGGACTTCCAGCGGATCGAGGTGGCGATCTTGTCGGGCAAGTAGCTCGACAGGGCATTGGTGTCGTCGAGCAGCTCGTCCGTGACCGGCACAAGCGCCATGAGCTTCTTCAGCCGCAACGTGGCCAAGCCCAGCACGGGTTTGGTCGTCACGGCCGAAGCAGCTTCACCCTGCCAGTAAGCCCGGATGCCGTTACTTCCCCAGGGCGTGGTCTCGTCCTTGGGGAAGGCCATGGTGTTGCCGGTGATCTCCACGTTGTCGGTCAGCGGCAGCAGCGAATCCTCGTCGAGCGACAGGCGGAAGATCTCCTGTGCGAACTGCGGCGGCACGAGGAACCCGCCGTCCTGACCCGAGCCCTCAGCGCCAAAGGTCGCAGGTGCGGCGGCCCCGCGGGAAGACCCCACGAGCAGTCGCTCGTCGATGCTGGATCCGGGGTTTTGCGCCTGTCGAACCGTCTTCAGAAACTCGCCCACGCTCTTGAAGCCGTGCTTGGGGTCGGCTTCGAGGTTGTCGGTGACAGTGATGACGGGGGTCTCGCCTATGGCCAGTCGATTGGTGGCCACCTGGACGCTGGCCAGGTGCGCCTCCTCTGCAATCAGGGCTG